AAGGCAATTGAGTACGTCAACGCAGTTATTGCAAAAGGGTTTATATCTAGCACTAATAACCAGCGCCATTATTGTCATGTAACTGTATTTATTAAAACATATGTCGTTTATGCATCGATCACAAAAAGCGGAACGCATACATTTAAAATTTTTAAGGAGCCGGTATGATCATTGATAAAGTATTAACTGAGCGTGGCAATCGATATGGCGCGTTTAAAGATGGCGCTAACATAATGCAACAGCTAAAAACAGTTATGCGCTCTACCGATGGATGGGAGCGTTTAACCGATAGTCAAAAGGAAGCGTTAGAAATGATTCAGCATAAAATAGGCAGAGTGTTAAACGGTGATCCAACATACGTCGACTCGTGGACTGATATCGCAGGCTATAGCCAGCTAATAGCTAGCGAGCTAGAAGGTGATATTCGATGAACAAAATAGATAAAGCAATAATATTCGCAGCAAAGGCGCATAGCGGCCAGAAGCGCAAGTATTCTGGCATTCCATACATTACACATCCATTGGCAGTAATGGAGATTGTTGCTACAGTTGAACACGACCAAAATATGCTTATAGCAGCTATTTTGCATGACACTGTTGAAGATACCGATGCGAAAATTGAAGATATAGCTTGGGAGTTCTGCAATGATGTTGGTTACTTGGTTGATCAGCTAACTGATATTAGCAAGCCTGCTGATGGCAATCGAGCAGTTAGAAAGAAAATAGATAGATTAAGACTGGCTAAGGCAATGCCAAGGGTTAAGACAATAAAGCTTGCTGACCTTATTCACAACTCTGAATCAATATCTAAGTGCGATCCTGATTTTGCTAAGGTGTATATGGCAGAAAAGAAGCTACTACTGACTGCGCTTGTTGGTGGTGATGAAAACCTAATGAAGATAGCCACAAAGATAGTTGATGATTATTATAAGGGATTAAAATATGACAACAATAGCGTACCATCACGAAAGCAAGCAGATATCATGCGATAGCCGCGTTACTCGTGACAATGTGATTATGTCTGATTCATGCATTAAATGGCATATTGTTGATGGGGTTGTATTCTTCATGGCCGGAGCTCCATATGATGACGAGTTATTTATTCGAATGTACTTCGGAGCAAAATCAAGCGTCATTCCAGAAGTTACGGCACTGGTTATTGATGGTGGTAATGTTTATCGGTGCAGTGTTAACGATAGCCTTTTAATGTGGAAGGATGAGCGCAACAATGACGATGCCATCGGCACAGGATGGGAGTTTGCACTATCAGCCATGGACTTTGGTAAGTCATCACATGAAGCTGTTGAGTACGCTATAACACGCGATAGCTGCTCAGGTGGTAAGGTTCAAACTTACGATATAAAGCTTAAACAATTCATCTAATCAAATAGCCCTCACATAGAGGGCATTTTTTTGCCTGCTTCAACTACAAACTAAAGCGTCGCGCATCATCATACCATTCCATGAAATATCACCAGCTACTATGACTAGTGGATCGTCCTCACCAAACTGCTCAACCCTTTCCGCTTCAAGATACGAAAGCGCAACAGCTAAAGCCATATAACCCCTTACATAGTCAGTGCCTATAGCCTCAAGAAGCTTACCAACCATAGTATCTATATTCCCGTCTATTCCTACATCTTCACTTAATAGTATTCCAGCGGTGACAGCAGCGTCAACAGAAGCTTTGCACTTTAGCTTTTCAGATTCATACCATACCGTAATTTCCGCATCTGTTTTTTTGATATCCATTTTATTCTCCTAGTGATTGAATGGATATTATACCAACTGCACTGAAGTTCTCTTAATACCGTTTTAGCATAAGACTGGCGTTTGTTATATGGCATTTTCTTGCCTGTTATTTGAGGTGTGAATAATCACACACCAGACGAAGTGGAAATTTTGCGCACTCATAGTGCTTGATTAAAACAACTCATAACTGGGCATTTAAAGTTTTCAGCGAGTTAGTTGTTGACAAGATATTACCAGCGTAATACAATTCGTATTACAAACACAACGGAGTTATTTATGAAGCCACTAAACGTAAGATTTGATAAAACTGTTTTTGACAACCTGGATTTATTATCTGAAAAAACCACAGAGTCAAAGTCAGATATAGCTAGAGCAGCAATGCAGATAGGCCTAAAGCATTTGCTTGCTTTAGATAGCAGAAAGTTAACCGGAAGCATTCACATAGCAAAGCTAAGGATTATGTTTAACGGTGATCAAGAGGTAGTTGAAGAAATACTTGAGCAGACTTTTAACAGTGGTAAATAAAAAAGCCCCGCAGCAACGAGGCAATTTAATTGGTTGAGAGGTTATTATACATGTCTAGTGAAAGAAAGTCTTTTATCATACATAAAGACAGCCTGAGCATATTAGATGATCTGACAGATGAGCAGGCTGGAAAACTATTTAAAGCAATCAAGTCTTACCACGACAACACTGAATATCAGGTTGATAACTTAATAAAGATTGCTATGTCACCATTCAAGAATCAGTTTGACCGTGACGCTGGAAAATATACCGATACCGTAGAACGCAATAGAATCAACGGGTTAAAGGGTGGTAGGCCTAGAAGCGAACCTAACCCAAGTAAACCCAAAGAACCCACTGGGTTAATTGAAAACCCAACCAAACCCAAAAAAGCCGATAGTGATAGTAAGAGTGGTAATGATAGTGGTAGTGAAAGTGATAATAAAAAGACTGGTCGTTTCACTCCACCTTCATTGCAAGAGGTTGTTGATTACTGCAAAGAAAGGTCTAACAATGTAGACCCCAATAATTTTATAGATCATTACGAGTCTAACGGGTGGGTTAGGGGTAAGACGAAAATTAAGGACTGGAAAGCTTGTGTTAGAACATGGGAGAAAAATAGCCAGCAACCTACAGCACAACAACAAGAACGCAAAAAACCTAGAGGGTTTGGTGAATGAGATATTTAGAGCAAAGTAGAGACGCAGCAGCTTCGTTGATTGGATGGCTTCTTGATGCCCCAGAGAAATTAATGGAGGTTACGATAAGCCCTGAGTTGATACATAACTTTTCACTGAAAGAAATCTTTAAGGCTGTATTGGTTATTGATCAGCAGTCAGATGGCGTGTCTGTTGACGCTGTAGACGATTACTTAACAAGGATTGGCGTAGATATTCAATATGTTTACTTGCTAGAGCTAACTCTAAAGAAAGTTAACGGTAGTGTTAGTGGAGACATTCAAGCGCTAGAAGCTCGCATAAGAACCGCAGACGCATGCAAAAAAGGTTATGAGGTGTCTGCATTACTTGTTGAGGCTTCAGACCGTGGCGACGTTATGGCGATGCAGCAGGCTTGCGATAAGATAATGAGCCTTGGAAGCGAAACAAAGAATTATGATTTTTCATTTTCTGAGATGTTTGACCTAACAATTCAAGACGCACTTAAACAAATGGAAGGAGGAGATCAAGGTAAAATTAGCACTGGCATTGCTGATATTGATTCACAGATCGGCGGATTCCATAATGGCGATTTGATTATTCTTGCTGCTAGACCAGCGATGGGTAAAACGGCATTGATGATAAATATGGCGCTTGGTGCTGGTGAAGGAAAGAAAGTCGGCATAATGTCAGGTGAACAACCTAAAGTGCAGATCGGCTATCGTGCCTTTGCTATCGAGTCAGGATTAGCTATCGGTGACTTACGCAAGGAAATGACAGAACAGAGTTACATGCTGCTGTCAGAAGCAGCTAGAAGGCTTGCAGATAAAGGCGGCCGAATATACGAAAAGCCAGCTCCTACAATTCAAGATGTATGTGCAAAGGCTCGTGAGTGGAAATATAAATATAACATTGATGGGCTTTACATTGACTACCTACAGCGCATTAAAGCTTTGAATACTTCAGCGCCTAAGCATGAGCAAGTTGCTGAAATAGCAATGACGCTAAAAGAGCTTGCAAGAACGTTGGATATACCAATCATTGCACTAGCTCAGGTTAACCGTAGTGTTGAGGCTAGGCCAGATAAAAGACCTGGAACCGGTGACATTAAGGATTCTGGCGTTGTTGAGCAAGAGGCTGACCAAATACTAACGCTTTATCGTGATGAGGTTTACCACGAAGAAACAGATGATCGCGGCATTGCTGAAGTTGATATTAAGAAAAACAGACATGGCGCTACTGGCTGTATTCGCCTTGAGTGGATAGCTCGATGCTTAAAATTCAAAGGAATGGCTGAACACTGGAACCCGATGCATATGATCCCAGATATGGATCAAGACAAAGATCAAGATGATTGGAAGTCTAAAGACGGATTGTGGCGCGATTAACTTAATAACGGGTGATGGCTGGTAATTAATCACAAATAAGTGTTGACTATAGTGACGGATTTGCTATGATTAGCTATCGAAAAAACGGGAACATAAAATGAAACCTAGACAGTATAAAAAGCTATGCAAAAAATCAGCATCAATAATTGGATTGAATAAATGCGATTCGGAAGACGGGATATTTTATGTGTTTTTTGAGTGCGGAGGGTACGACTCTGAGTGGGATAGCGAGGATGCGTGGCCTTTCTTGGTAGGCGCTTTTGATTCGGAAGTTAATACTTTGTACGACGAAGATAGTGAATGCGGTATGTCGTGGAAACTACCCACCGAATTCGAAAAAACAAACGCTATAAATGTCTTGAAATGGGCAAGATTAAGATATGCAAAATAAGGATAAGCATGAAGCCAATTAAACAGTATTTATCGCAACACAAGTCAACCTATGCAGCCGCCAAGTATCACGATGTGAAAGCGTTTCAGCTTCACAGGCTATCAGATGCAGGCGCGATAGTAGATGAAACGGGTCAGGTTTGGATTAAATCAAAGACCGTACTTAAACCGGAATTAAATTAAGGGCAGTAAATGGCTAAGGTAATTCAAGTATTGCAGGCGATGGATAAACAAGACCGCGACAATTATCAGCTAGGGTTTAATGCTGATGTTAACGCAAAGAATCCATATGATTGCGCAGTACACATTAGAATGGCTCAAGC